TTGATCATAATGCCCTCGAACCCTGCATTGACCATATCGTTAGAGTATGTTTTAATTTGTTGCTTGCCTTCATCAGTGTCTAAGTCAACAATGATATGAGACATAGTTTCTAGTGAAGCAAGTTCATCAAAAAGAGGAACTAAGTTGTTCATTGCAGTAATACGTTTTCTGAATTGTGCATTACAATGTCCACGTTGAAAGTCTGCTAGTGGCATGACATCGAATACATGAAATACTGTATCATCAGCCTTAGCATCAGTTTTTCTACGTGCTTGTTTCATCAACTCATTGAATGATGCTCCAACAACTTCGCCATCGAATACAAAACCCTTAGAGCAATTACCAATCTCACTGCCTAGTAATGTAATAATCTTTCTGACATTAGAAGTAACTTGGTCTTCTATGTGAGTAAAGTTCTCAAAGACTTTTCCGTTACGACTGTAACATGTTGCGACTGGCTCAGGATGATCATACATACCTGGCTCAAACGATACTACCATCAGAACTCTAACGCCATCTAATTTAGGCTCAAGTCTCTTGGTGCCTGACATTTCAGGACGACCTTCTGAGTTAGTAGCAAGTTGACATTTAAAGACTGGTACTTCGTAGTCAGTCTTCTTACAAACTTTGTTGATTGTAGCAACTGAAAAGCCTGCACGTAAATCTCTGCGAATGACTGGAGCACAAAAGTTGTTCCATTCATCACTAGAAAATTGTAGAGACATCTTTGCTACTGCATCAATGGCATCATTACCAGTCAACTTACGTTCTTTAAGTTGTTCTAGTAATTCAATAAACTCATTCCAAGGATTAGCATATTCTCTATCTGATTCCTGATTGTCAGAAATCTTTCTGACTCCAAATGTAACATATGGATTGTAACACATGCCAGCAAGTTTAAGGAACGTATCTGCATTCTCACTGCCCAATGTGGCAGCCTCTAATGCTTGGGTCAAAACATCTTGCTTATGAAGTTTTGAATTTGATTCGTTAAGTTTGTGTATCCAACTTGCACTCATATGTGTCTCCTAAATATACTATTATTATACAGCCAAACAGTTTTAATGTCAACCCCTAGATTGATTAAAAGCCACAACTGCTTGGTCCCACCATACAGATAGTTGCGTGACTGATGCACTCACAACGTCTCCAACAGCGCCTGCTCCGCCGTACATAAATGTACAAACTAGATATCCTACGACAAAGCCTATTGCTAGATTTTTCATTTTTCCTCCATTACTTTAACACGATTCAACTGGGTGGTCACTAGTCCATCATCGTCAGTTCGATGACCTTTGACTGTACCTTTAATTCTTAGTTCGGTATCTACTGCTGGATGCAAAGTAGAAGAGGCAAAGAAAACTACTGAACCAGTGCTAGTTTTAGCAGTGATGAAATAGCAATTATACCTATGAGATAAGATAGTTCTGAGAACAGTAACATCTAGTTCTAGTCTATCGTTAATTTTACCGATCGCAGTAGAAGTTTTAGTCTCCTCAGCAATTCGGACCTCTTGACCTTTTTTGATAATAGCACGGTCATATGCTTTTGGAAGACTTGCGATCATACCAAAGTCTTTCATATCAGTAATTATATCCTTGTCTGCTAAAGCCATAGCAGACTTGTCGAACTCTGACATCCAACCACCTATCAACATTTGGAATGTGAGGGCCTTATAATGTTGGCGAACTTGAACTCCAAGGTTCTTAGTAGTCGCATCGACACCTTTAAGGTTGTTTTCCAACAACTCTTTCATAAGGTCTCGGTTCGGAGTGACTTTATCAGTCTTCTCATTTGCTTTGATGTAGGTCTTCCCATTCATCAAGTATGCTTTAGCAGAAGCCGCCCAAACATCGTTGGCTGAATATTCAATTTGATTCCTACGCATAGTTCTCATTCCTTATGCACTCCAGTATGATTCTGAAAGAGTTGACATGTAATGAGGAGTATTGATTCCCTCAGTTACAGTAATTTTTTTACCAGTACCTGGGCAAATGCCAGTCTTAGTAATCATTGGTTCAACGTAATCTTCGACAGCAACAATCGTGTAAGATGATGCAAACTGCTTGTGAGTAAGATTAAAATGTGACTCAGTAGCATCACGGTATGCATTGTGCATTGGAGCCGCATACTCAGGCTGACCATTTGCTACGCATTCAGCAACTTGATCATAAGCCTTTTGATAATACTTTACAGTACGGGTAATGCCTGCTTTAGCGGCACCTATAGTCTTGTACTGAGTAGAAGCATAAGACTTCTTATTAGGTTCTCTGTGGATTGCTTGATTAGTGTTGTCAATGATTAAGTACATATTGTTTCCTTGTTTGTTCATAATATACATATATTATACGCAAAAATATATCCAAAGTCAAGCCTTTTATCCAATTATTTTCACTTTTTTATCGTAATAATATCAATAACTTACTCAGTTTCATCGTCTCTAACGATACGTAAGAACGGTTTTTGACGGATAATGGGTGCTTGAACTGGTTGAGGTTCCACATATTCAGCACCTTCTACTTTCGGTTCGATTGACTTGTTTAAGTGCTGAACCAATTGTGCTAACATCAGGACAATATCGTCTTTATCTTCTTGTTCGTCCAATGTGTCTAGCCATTTTTCTAATTCTTCAACACCGCCATTGAATAACAATTGTGCTACCCATTTAATATTGGCAGAGTATCTACCTTCATTCCATATACTCATTATTCATACTCCGGATTATATTGTTCATATTCGCCTGTATACCAAGCCTTGATAATTTTTTCTGCTGGTTTACCTCTTACTGATTGTGAAATATTCGGGAAACCCTCGATAGTGTTCCTTGATTGTCCATTAGCAGGTATCAATGTATCTGATAACCAATAAGCCGTATTTGCAGTTGTGCCTTTTGTTGTAAACCAGGGCTGTCTATCGATTGCTCTTAGGTATCCTTCTATAAAAATTGCTTGTGCTGAAAAATCAGTTGGAACTCTATACTGCATACAGTCATCATAGTAAACACCATCATAAGTTCCTTGAGTACAGAATCCATCTTCTACCCAGCCTTTATTTAAAAATGCTTTATGACTTTGAGCAAAAAGGTTCCATATTATTTTGGGCATTTCATATGTAGTGTATTCCCAACATGGCTGAAAAACATCTTTACAATTCCAATTATCATATAATTGCGTGATGTATTCTTCTATACGATCACTTATAAATTCTGTTGTGGCTCCATCTACTTCATCATCAAACAACATAGTGGGAAGACTACCAATAACACCGTCTGCTATATCAAACACACGGCTATCATTCCATAGTATACCTTCACCTACATATACTTCTCCGTCGAATCGTCCTTTGATTTGATAAATGATAGAAGACATTCTTTCCATATAATAATTTTTCATTTCGTCACGTTCAGCATTAGTGGCTTCATTTTCAAGACCGCAAAAGCATGGCCACATAGCACTCCAATCGGCTGACATAGATCCATATCCTAATTGTTGCAATCTATCTGCTTCCCACAATATATGTTCTTCATGCGAATCCATAATTCTTTTTAACAACGCCATATCAACATATACCATACCGTCAAAAGGAAACAATAAAGTATTGGATGTATCTAATGCTAAAAACTGCCATGCATAATGAACTTTCATGTTTAGTTCATTAGCAGTTTCTCCGATATATTCTATGACCCAATCATCTATATGTTTAGTAGCATGATTGATTTGCCACGTTTCTGCTCTATGATCTTTCCAATAACCAAAGTTATATATCCAAGCAGTATCAACACCGTGTTCTTTTAATCTACGCAGAGTAGTTCGATACATTAGTTTAATGTATTCAGTTTCTGTACAATTTGATATCCAACTGGCGCCATCTTTGGAATAGTTACCATATATCCATTCAACACCGTAATCTTTAAACCCTAATGCTCTAAGATGATCTTCTCCAAATTGGTTTTGGGGCATAGGTAATTCATATTCACCTAGATAAGATTCTTTGATTACAGCACTATGTGGATTAACACAGGACCCTTCACTATCTTCATCACTAACACTAACACTTACACTTGCTGTAGCACCTGAGCAGTTAATAGAATATGTATAATCACCATAACTATCTAATGTGATGTTTTCATTGCCACTTAATGATTTGTTTCCTGACCAAGAGCCTGATGCAGTACATGAATCTGCGTTTGAACTATTCCAAGTTAATGTAAAACTATCACCTGATACAAGACTAGTCTTGTCTGCGGCCATTGATGCTGTAGGGCTAGGAGTGTTACCACCTGTGTTACCACCTCCAGATACAGTACCTGAAATGATAGCACCCGCAACATCTTTACCGCCCCCACCACCGCCACCGCAGGCTGTGAGAATTGCTAGTAAGGGAATGAGTGTGATATGTCGATAAAATGTCATTCTGTGTACCTATATGTGTCAAGTGTTCATATAGTATACACAAAAAAAGACCCGAAGTCAATAGAAAAATGCCCAAATTTTACAAAATGGGCATTTTTAGTTTTGATTTATTCTCTGAGGAAAGAATAGAGTATACTAGATACCTATCTGTCCGATTGAGTGAACCATGATCCAAGCAGTTGTTATGAATAACATTACTTCACCAAAAGTCTCGCAATTAGGACAGTATTGCTTCATGCTAAAGAGTTTTTTCAATGTTGTCTCCGTGTGTGTATTGCAAAGGATGTAATATTTAAAACGCACCTAAAAAAGGTTTTTAGAAATGCGTAAAAAATACTACTATGTAGGACCCTCCTACAATGACTATTTATGCCTTATATTTACTTTTGCTACTTTTTGTAACGTCTATAAAAATGTGGTGACCTTACACTTTTATGTACGAACAAATGTCATACATGAACACAAAAGAGCATGTTCATTTATTAACCTCTTTCCAAAGTGTCATACTTTGTCATACTTGGGATTCTAAATATTCTCTTAAATTACCATGCAATGTGATCATCATTGCTGTCTTATGTTCGTAAACTCTGATAAAAGGTTCTCCCTTTTTATCTCTTATTTTGTGGACACCAAGGTAATATGGGCATTCGATCTTTTTAATTATTTCTTGTATAAATGCTTCTGGAGCAATGATTCTTTTTTTGTGCATTGACTTGGGATTAAGTCCTAACTCAAAATCATAGTATGTAAGTTTTGCTAACTCAAATAATTTAAGTCCTTCATCACTAAGTCGTAAGCCTTGTCCACCTCTACCTGTCAGCCACATTTTAAATACGATATCGCCTATGGGCATACTAGCCGGTACTATACCTTCGGGTAGTTCTTTAAGAATGGCTTCAGTAATTTTTTCTTTGTTTTTAGGAAATTTCATCCGGATATACTGTACGTCCGGCGTTTAAGAATACTACAGTAAATTTGTCCGTTTTAAATTGTGCATTTAATTTTCTGCATAAGTTTCTTGCATGGCCCGGATTAGAAAAACTTGTCTTTTTATATTTCGGAGCCGCATCACCATTTAAGTAATGTGATGATTTTAGGTTGATAGGCTGGTCATCGTAGTATACTGCCCAAATGCCAGATGCTTCGATAATCTGATCGCATTTGTATGTATCTTTATCAACGTATTCCAGAATGACGTGTGGTTGGCTTCTACTCACTTGAAAGAGCCGCCTTTAACTTGTACATCAATTGTTTCTTCATTATCTTTTTCCTTCTTTAAATCATGCAAATCTGATAACAACATAACCAATTCATCCCGCAACCCTTTGGCCTGATCAATTGAAAGAACCACATTATTGTTTCTTTTGGTTTCTCCCAATGACACTTTGTTCACAAAATCTTTTATGTGTAACATAATATGCTCATATATTTATCAGATTTTTTGCTTCTTCTTTAGTTTTAAATGGTCCTTTGTACGGATATCGTTGAATAAAGATATATTTTGGACAAAATATAACTTGATCGACACCATTATGCTCAACAACAAAGTAACCAGCGGCATGAAAACATTTTGATTTTTTAGTTTTAGTAAAGACATGAAGACCACGTTTGACATCGTAAACAGAATTATATGTCCTAGCAGTTGTTGGATATTCAGGGTAGGGAGTATCTATATTTTGTTTAGATTCCTTTGGTGTTATAAACTTAATCTTAGTTTTGTTTTGAATTTTTTTAATAGAATCAAATTCAAATACATCATTTTGTAAAGTAACATTAAAGGTACCTATGTTGTTTGCACACACATTACCTACTTTGCGTTCTCCGTCAGTTAAAATCCAAAACTCATCATCTTTGATAGGTTTTGCTGTCAATTCTACATCTAATATCATTTTTTCTCCGTTAAGTTCGTAAACATATATATTGTTTGTTTTTACCATTATTTTACCTTCAGTACCCCTTCATAGGGTGTATTCAACCATTTAGAATAAACATCTGCTTGATCACTAATTCTGTTAAGTTCATACTTACCGCAGAACCTCATAAAATGAACACCGACTTGTGCAACCTTGTCTTTAGATACACCAGTCTTAATGATATTATCAGTTGCATTTCTAAACTCTAACGGCTGTGCTGTAAGATCAATTAGTGTACGATTGCGTTCATAATCATCACGTACCCTATGCTCGACATCATTGTGATCAGTCCAACGTTGTAACATGATGTTGTTCCAGTTGAATCCACCTTTGTCTTTATCAGCAAATGCTTCTAATAGACCTGTCTTGTTCTTAGTGCCCTTCTTACGTACACCTGGATATGCACTAAACACATTGTCACTAGTGTCGCCACGCATACATTTCTCAAACAATAGATACTGAGGGTCTTCTAATATCTTGTGCTCCTGAGTCTTTTTATCAATGACTGGTCTGCCCCTCTCATCAAAATAGCCATCAATAGTAATTAACTGCTTGTTAACACCATTGTACATATGAACAGACTCTGATAGCAACTGTAAATAATCAGTATCAGTTGAAATAATGATATGTTCGTCATTGGGGTGCAATGCGGCAAAACGTGCTATACAATCATCAGCCTCAGCATTAGGATCACGTAAGACTGTTACATTAGTTTTTTCAGATAAGAATGTAGTCAATGCTTGATAAGTTTCCCAAAACATTTCACTTTCTTCAATTTCTGCTTCAGTCAAATCTTGCTCTTGTACTTTACGATTTGCTTT